CACATAAGGATCTCCATGACCGTTAAACTTTGCATTCATTTCATACCAAGTATTCTCGGCGAGGGATTCTCGTTGTAACTTTATTAAATGAGAGGGTTGTATCGTATAATCAATATCCAAGAATACCAACCATTCAGTATTTGCTAATCGTGCACCAAGATTGCGACAACCATGACTATTAAATCCGATATCTTCTGTTACTTTATACAGAGAGAAATCTATGTTCTCTGAAAATGAAACACCCCGCAAGACTTCCTCGGCAGGAACCTCTTGGGATCCATCGTCGATTAGGATAATCTTGATCGGGGTGTTGTATACGTTCCACCTCTCGAGTTGTGTCTCGAGAAGCGAACGTTCGTTATAATAAGTATGGATTACTGTAAATTGATTCATCCAACAATCTGTTGAAGTTCTTCTGTTGCATCAATTTCAGTTAGGTCGATTGCAGGAAATTCAATCTGCTCAGTCAGACTATACTGCAGATACTCATTATGAGTAACATTCTGGTCAAGATACAATTGCCAACCAGAAAGAGTTTCGTGGAATTGCTTGGTGTGAGTTTCGATCAGATGACGTTTTGCTTCACATGCCTTACCAATTTGTTCAAGGGTTGGTTCGACGTCGAATCGAGCAATGATATATTCTTTGGCACCAATAGTTTTCCAAAGTGGCATGTCATCAGTTGCAGAGTTTGCCCATAGTGCAGTTGTTGCAACCAACTTGAGATTCAGTTCTTCATTTGTTTGTTCAGTCATTTATTCATTCCCTAGTTAAAAATGGTGATGCCAGTAGGATTCGAACCTACGACCTAGAGCTTAGAAGGCTCTTGCTCTATCCAGCTGAGCTATGGCACCAATGTCAATTATTGTTATACTATATCTATTGTAAAAAGTCAAGTGTTTTTTATCGAACATCTAATCTTTCTGGATATTCAAACCATCCAGTAGCGATATACTTATTCCCGACAAGATCGGGTGCAGCACGATGAACATGGGTATATGCTGCAGGCCAAATAAGCAAAGTTCCTGCTTCTGGTTTTACTGCCAGATCTTGGAATTTAAACTCTGTCTTACCACCTTCTTCTACAGTGTTCAGATACAACATCCAAACACCAAACCTGCCTCGATTATTTTTTCCAGATCCTTGTTCAGTATGCCATTGGTGGAATCCACCACCAGTTTCTGATTTCTGGAATTTCCAACCTGGAGTAAACAGTTCTAAGAATGCTCGACTAGCAGCACCATATTGTTTGTTATATTTTCTCCAACCTGCATGTACTGCATCGACAACAGATTCTTCAAAAAACTTTAATGACCCATATCTACCAGTAAAGATATTCCAGTCTGTTCTGTTTGCATCATCCGATAGAATACAGGCAGTTCCTGGATCTGGACGTGAGATAATAACGTCCATGGCATCGCAAATCTGTTTACATTTTTCTGCACTTAGTGCATTGGGGTATGATTCTATAAAATTCATTAGAAATTAAACTTCGAAAAGTCCCTCTGTTGACGTTGACCGATTGTAGTTTTCTCGAACACTGGCAGATCGTCTTGACCTGAATCCATAATTCCCTTTTGGGCAGATTCTTCTAGGTCATACAAACGCATCTTACCACGATCGATACCAACCATGAACCTCTTATTTATTCCTGGATCATTGTAGCGATTTTTCAACTGCTTGACCATCAGTTGTCCCATCTTCTCAAGTTCTTCTGTCGAGATTAGGGCAAACATCAAGTCGGCAGTTGCTGGCAAACCAAATGATTCCGAGGTATCAGTCAGTTCAACGTCACTGTTCGCATATCCACCACGAGTAGTTTGGGTGGCAGAAACAACAGGTAAATCAAACTCAACTGCGAAACCACGAAGTTCTTCGGCGATTGCCTTCACATATGTATAAGAGTTTACACCTGCTCCTGGTTTGAATCTACTCGAGGCACAGATGTTAAGATAATCGACAAACACAATATCAGGAGCAAAGTTTCGCTTCAACATCAATTCGTTTAGCAGCGCCTTGAAATGACCAACGTGTGCAGATGCAGTTGGATATTCTTTGATGATCAACTTACCCTCAGTCTTGTTTCGAATTTTGTCAATTCGAGTATCAAACATGGAACGGGAAAGGTCTTTCAACTCACCAATGTTTACATTCATCATGTTCGCATCGATACGCTCGGCAATCTTCTCTTCACTCATTTCCATGGTAATGTAGAGAACATTCTTACCCTGCGCCAATGCTCCTGATGCCATGTGACACATGAACAAAGACTTACCCACACCAGTACCAGCAAGTGCAATATTCAGAGTCTTGTTTGGTAGACCACCACCTGTAATCTTGTTGAACATTTCAAGATCGAATGGCATCTTATTCTCAACACGGTGATAGAAGTCAAACCGCGACTCAGAATTATCTAGATAATCATGACCGACATTATTATCAAAGCAAATTCCCAATGCTTCCTGTAAGATGGAAGGGATACCATCCTGAGAATGCTCCTTGTCTCCACCATCGATAATCTGAATCGACTTCATGATTGCATTATAGACTGCCTTGTCTTTACAAAACTTCTCAGTCTCTTCAAGCAACCACTTCTCATTCACATCAAGAGAATCATCAAGATGTGTCAGTTTCTCATTGATGTTTTTAAATTCATTTTCGTTGATACCACGGTCATTCTGCACTACGATTTCAATTGCTTCGACTGTCGGAAGTGAATTATACTTCTCGATAAACTCTCTAGCATAATTGAAAATCTTGCGCTCGGAAGTATCATGGAAATATTCTGGTGTTATGAATGGAATTACCTTGCGAGCATAGTCTTCATCAGAAAACAACTTACTAAGGATGATTGTTTCAATTTTTTGCATATTCAATTTACTTTCTTCGCATTTATTTCTTCGCGTGACAATTGTCGATGTGGTATATTGATTACAGGCAGCGCATCACCAAACCCCTTACAGAATCTACAGGCATTTATGTTAATTTTTTCACTGTTAATTGCCTCGGTATACTTCTCAGTAAACTGCTCGTCGATTGATATACCATCTAGTTCTTTCAGATCATATGGTAACGGAACACCGATTGCTTTATAATATCCTGGTCGATGAATACTTACTGCACACCGATAGTATTTTCCACCAAAGAACGTGGAATAATAGGTTTTTCCGGAACAAGAAGTATATACTGCTTGTGCGGTGTCTTCGTCTAGTTCTTCGAATTGATCTAGTACACGAAATTGCTCGCCTATTACGAGATCTACATTTTGTCGATCTATTACAACTTGGTCTTTTTTCCAAGCACTCATACTTTTTGGATGGTTAATAACGTTGTTAAAGTTCCATCGTTTTCCTCGCTCGTCTAAATAGTTAAGAATTTTGTCATAGTTTATGTTCACATTTTCATATTTACTAATGCTAACAATATCACAATTATCATAAAACTCATCTGACAAAGACAATAGGTTTATTCCATTGGTTACGATGGCAGTAACATCACAAAAATTACTCTGCTTTGCATATTTCAAATATTCTGTAATATCTGGATTAAGTGTTGGTTCGCCACCAATAAAACGCAAAACACCAACATGCATGTACTGCGAAAGATTGTCCATATCTCGTTTAAAACTTTCAAGATCAAAAGATTCTTCGTCGCGGTATGGCGATCCAGTACTGCAGTTCGCACATTTTAAATTACAATGAAAACTTATATAGTATTCAATAGATGGAAGATTAATCATACACTTTAATCTTCTTCTGCAACTTTTAAATTCTCTATCTCATCATATTCATTTGCAATTCTAATGCAACATGGTTCACAAACAAACATCTCATACTCGAGACCCTCTTCAATACCATGAAGGCACATGGCAGGGTCATTCTTTTTCAGAACGACCCCACATTGATTACATATCTTGATTTTCGTAGTCTTCTGAAATATCTTCGTCAGAAATGTCCACATTTTCATTCTCCATCATTTGTCCACCTGCCATGCGATAGCGACCTTCAATCCACTCGCCGAACGTTGGATCAGTCAGAACTGGCATCCAGAATTCTTTGTTGTAAGTATCATTCAAGCGATACTTCTTTTCTTCGCCAACTCGCTGATACCAACCGTTGTTCGGTTTAACCACGTGTCCTGACTCGAGCGCCATGTCTAGTAGACCAGACCATTTACTGATGCCACCTTCGAAGGTAACTTCAATAGGAATCTTGGACTTTTCACGAACATAACGAGACTTCTCGACGTTAATGATAAAGTTATAACCAACTACCTCGGTACCAGTCTTTTCCTGCTGACGACCAATGATAAAGATGTTATCGGCAGAGTAATAGATGCCAGTACCACCAGAGACGATTGCCTTGGGGAACATACCAATTTCCATATAAGTGTGATTGACCACGACCATAGGAATATCCTTGATGGTAAGGTGGGGAGTAATCATACGGAACAACGACTTCATCTGCTTTGCACGAGTCATATCTGCGACTGACTTACCGTCAAGCGCATCGTCTACTTCCTTCTTCGATGCCAAATTGCCAACTGAGTCAACGACAATCATGACACGATCCTTACGCTCAAGTTCGTTCACCTGCTTCATAATATCATGCTTCAACTGCTCAATGTCAGTGATGGGAGTATGAATAATTTTATCGGTGTTAATACCGAAGTTCTCAAAGTACGACTGCGGAGCACCAAACTCCGAGTCATAGAACAGGACAACACCATCGTCATACTTATCCAAGAAACTCTTGACTAGCATCATTGCAAATGCAGTCTTGAAGTGCTTAGATGGACCAGCAAAAATGGTCAATCCTGGAGTTAGACCACCGTCTAACTTACCAGAAAGTGCTACGTTCAGTGCAGGAACTGCAGTCTGAATTAGATCTTTCGTACTGAACAACTTACTCTGAGAGAGAACATTAGTCTCTTTGATTGTGCTGTTCTTTTTAAGTCTATCAATTAAATCACTCATGTAAATAAATCCTCTAGTGTTGCGGTTACTTCGGTCTGCCAACCAAGACCTTCGATAATTTGTTTAATTGGTTCCAAGAAACTCTTCTCGAACATTGTATTATAGTCTATATACCTATCTAAGTCAAGCTCTTTTGGAATCTTTCCAATAAAAGCGATACAATTTTCTCGAATATGATTAGGTTCCTTCAAGTAGAGAAACTTAATCTTTTCCCCTTCTTGAATCAACTCATATTTCTTATCTAGTTTATTCTTACGCAAAAGGTGGTTATACATTAACGCACCTCGAACATGCATAGGTGTTCCCTTGGCATAGATGTCTGCACCAGAAGTATACTTCATAAGACCATTCACACCACGAGGGAATGCAATTTGCTCTGGTTCAAACTTGTTGAACAAGATGCGAGTATGCTCGATAAAACCCTGTAGAGTTTTCTCGTCAGTTGTCAGTGCCAGTCTTACTGCTTCCTTGAGACTTTCTCGAACAGGTGCTGGAGTGGAAGAACGAACGATCTCAAGACCCATGACCTTGAGTTTCGGATCTTTGTATCGGACACCTTCATTATCGTAGACGTTGAGTGCATACCTTTTCTTCGCAACCCAGAGACCACGTTCTGCGATTGCTTCACGTTTGAAGATAATCTTCTTTTGAAATGCGTTCGTGTAGTCCGCAAGTCCATCGCAACTCTTGTTGATCGTCTCTGTGATTTTCTCTTCGCAGATTTTATCGAGAACGTCAATGAGTTTATCGCGTGGTAGATTGCTATAATACTTACGAACAAGAGGGTCCAAGGAAATATAACAAGAATCAGTATCACTGTAGAAAGAGTAGTTGTGTCCATTTGTTCCTACGACTTTATTAAGATAAACATCAAGTGCTGTGCCGACTTTGCGAATAATATATTGACCAGTCATTGTGATACCCTCGGCAATACGAGAGTCATAATAACGGAAGTATTCGTTACCCCACGCACCGAACAGCGAGTTCAACTGAATCTTTCTCGCCATCTGGAAGTTGTTATACTTTGAGATGTCATTCTTCAGTCGAGAATCTTTAGTAATTTCATATTCTTTCTCGGCAGCAATCATCAATTTCTTATAACGCTGTCGGTCATCGAAGAACTTCTGAACAATCTCAGGAAACTTACCCTGCTTTTCTCGAGTATAACAATAACCATTGGCAGTCATGGTGTAATCGTTGGTCTGTAGATCATCAAGATTATACTTGCCTTCGAGCAATCCGTTGACTGTCGTGTCTTTAACATGACCCTCGACGAATGTTTCGGGCGACTGATTATACTGCATAATGATTGACGGATACAGGGAGGTCGCATCGAATGACACAACCCAGTCGTACTGTCCAGGTTTTGGTTCCTGCACAAACGCACCTTCAATCTGTCGACCACGACTCTCTTTCTTCTGAGGAATCTGGATATTCTGATTATGAAGGTGATTGTAGATGATACAATCCCATGTTCGAACCTGAGAGAACACATCATTGAAGTTACACTTAGCATCGTATGCCATCGTCAGAATCAGTTCAATCAACTTCATCTTGTGCTCGAGTGCATCAACGATCTCAACGTCTCGAATGTTATACTCTACAAACTTCTGCCAGTCCTTGACATAAAATTCACGGAAACTCTCATATGGATTTTCCATCTTTTTAAGACCAAGTTCAACCTCACCGATGTAGTCGAGTTTATAACTTTCCCGACGAACATAGGTAAACTTCTTATAGAGATCGATGTAGTCAATGATGGCAACACCAGTGATGTCATAGGAGACATGTTCACGACCCATGATAGTCACATTCTTACGACGAACAAGTCCCCATGGAGAGAACTTCTTCTTCATAGTTGTGTCATCCTCGGAGCAGAACAAACGCTCAACGCGAGAGATTAGATACGCAATATCGAATAGGTCGCAGTTCCAACCTGTGATGATGTCAGGATAATTCTCAGAGTAAAAACGAACGAACGTCTCAAGGAGATCACGCTCATTATCGCACTTGACATACAAGAACTTGTTGCCTTGGGCGCGAAGACTCTCGACTTCCTCGCACTTGTCATCAAAATCACCGCAACCAAATGTGATGATTTGGCGAGTGATAAGATTCTTGACGGTGATTAGAAGAACTTCTTCGATAGGGTTTTGAACGTCAGGGAACCCATGTTCCGCCGACGTTTCAATATCGATAGTCTGAATGTTTAGTTGCGTAATATCCCACTGGATTTCTCCAGGATATGTATGGGTGATATACTGATACCCATAATTAGTCTGACCGTAGATCGGGAAGTTCTCTACCTGACCATAAGTTTGAACAAATTCTTTTGCTTCATTGTTATTGGCAAATTCTACAGGTTGTAAATCTTCGCCATACAAAGACTTAAACTTGCTTGGTTCTTTTGACTTCACATACAAAGTCGGGGAGAAGTCTGCCCTCTTAGTAAAACGCACACCATTATTTACTCCACGGACTAAAACCTTGGAACCATATTGGTGTGCGCATGTATAAAATTTCATATAAATCCCTCATCATCAAATACTACTATACCGTAAAAACATAATAAAGTAAAGGGATTTATCGTAGTTTGTAACCAATCTTTGCTTCTAGTTCTTCCAGTTTCATAGTTGAAACCTGTGACTTGGGAACTAGATTGTCTACAATATAGACTGCAACATTTCCACTCTCGAAGAATGCTACCTTATAAAGAAAGTCTGGAACAGGAACCTTACTCTTACCAACCAGTTTTGGATTCTTAGAGTAATGTGCACCAGTCACAACCCACTTGAACGGAACCGAACGAACACGTTCCTCAAGATTCTTCCATGCTATACGGTTGACCGAAGGCAACTGTGGAGTCATGTTTGTCATCAGGAAAGTATCTGACATTTCGTTTGGATCGTCTGCGTTTGCAGCAGGAACCATATGCCCACGATCGTAACCAGAGTTGGTATAATCAGCATGGGTTGGTGAATCAGCGATGCGCTTATCTGGACGGAAGTCGTCGGTGCGTGGTGTTTTCTTTACTCGTTCCTGTGCAATCTCCGTCGAGAAAACATTTGCATTACGAGCATCGTCATAAACAATTGCAAAGAAAGAGTTGCAGAGAACCGTAGTATTAGGTACTACGATTTCCTTACCATTTGGATAGAACTGATCGCAGGGGGACGCATTAGCAGCAGTCGGTAGAGCGAATAAAAATAGAGCAGCAATAAAGTTCTTCATATAATGATTTTACTTTCTGGAACGACTAGACCCGATCCATACCGAGTGTTATACTCATTCAGCATACCAGTTTCTGGATCGAAAATTGAAACGATTGCACCACCGCGAATAGGAACAATGTTGTCCTTCGCATAGGGGCAGAATGGAGCAAGTCCAATACCAAACTGGTTATTTTGACCTTGGGGAACCATCATAATTAGTAGAGGTTTACTGAGAACAACAAGGTTTCCATCATCAAACTCAGAAACATCTGCAATGATTTCATCCCCACTGATCAACTTAACACATTTGATATTGGACATACTTTATACTTTCATTATTTAGATTAAGATTATTTAGTTTTACCTTCTGCTAAGAATTCGGCAGCCTGCGATGGATATTCACTATCATCGGTAATGTCGATTTTCTTCGCTTTCTTTTCTTCTGGAATAAATGCTTCTAACCAAATCTTCAGCATACCATTAACCAGAGAAGAACTTTTTACTTCCACATTGTCAGCAAGAGTGAATTCACGTTTGAATCCTCGCTCTGCGATTCCCTTGTAGAGATATTCAGTAGACTCAGATGAATCGCACTTTCCTTGGATGCTCAGCATACCCTCTTGCAATTGAATATCAATGTCCGCTTTACCGAAACCAGCAACTGCCAGTTCGATTACGTAGCGATCTTCATCGACTTTCTTGATATTGTATGGAGGATATTTAATTGGCATCATCTGTGCCGATTGATCAGCAATATCTGCCAACCGTTTCATGACGCGATCAGCGCCAACAAAATAACGGTCGAAGTCTGCTAAATTAGTTGTATTAAATTTCATATTTTGCTCCTATTAAGCGAGTTTAAAAAAGTGTGCCATCCGAAGCATGGCACACTCTATTTATACTACAATTTAGAAGAAAAGTAAATAGTTTTTTTAATTTCTTTTTGCGCCAATATTATATTTTTGAACCAGTTCCCACTCGCCCTTTTCTTTATAGGCGATAATCTTAATCTGATTTAGTGGTGCACAATTTTCGTGCAGTTCTGGATTCTTAATATCTATTAGACCCCAGTCACCGAGCAACTTGGCAATAGTATTTCTACGTTCTAAATCATTGTCACTAAAGTCAGCACCCTTACCATCTAAGGCAAAGAGTTCCTTGAAGTGAACAATAAAGTATCTGCTCTGTTTGTGGAGGATATGGCAGGACTGGAAAAGAGTCTTTTCCTTGCGTGATGCTACCCCAATACGAGAAAGAGTTTCTCGCACCTTTAGAAAGTCGTCGGGATTCTTGAGGGTTACTTCTAAGGGTGCATACCCTGGAAAGTCGATATCAAAAAAATCATCAGTCATTTGTTGCCACCTTTATTCAATTTCTCTTTTATGTATTGTTTTTGTTCTTCAGAGAGAATTGAGAGTGCTTGGCGTGCTTTTTCATTGCTATAACCATAATACTCTTTGATCAACTCTACATCAGCATTCTTTTCGGACTTCAACCATGGATTCCATCGGTTTTTCGCCCTTATAGTATTTATAAGAAATGCATTTTGGAGAGCATGAGCTAGGTGAGGACGGCAATTGACCTCATTCGCTTGAACGATGGTTTCTCGATCTAGCGAAAGTGCTCGATTAATG